CGCCGTTAGTCCCGCCGCCACCGCCACCGCCAACCTGCGTAAGCAAGCCGCCTTTGCTGCCACCGCCACCGCCGCCGCCCATTGCTAGGATGCCGTTCGTCGGGGGATTGGTGTTGTTCGTCGCGACGGTCGAATTGCTGCCGGCCGTACCCGCGACATCGCTCGCGCCACCGCCACCGCCAGCGCCGACGACGACATAGAGCGAGGACGGCAGAACTGACGCCTCATAGACCAGCTTATTGCACGCGCCGCCACCCCCACCGCCACCACCTGTGCGGAAGTTGCCAGTTGTACTTGCGCCACCACCGCCACCGCCGCCGCCGCCACCATAGGCGATGATTTGCACTACCTTGGCCCCCGACGGCTTGCTCCAAGTAATTACTGTTCCCGTGCTGGTGTACGTGTCTACCTGCGCGGAAGTGCCGCCGCCGCTGACGGTCGCCCAAGTCGGAGCCGCTCCAGCGCCGAGTGTTTTTAAATAGTTGCCAGAGGCGCCAGCAGGCAGACGCGCCCAAGAGGTTGAGTCACGATAGAGGATATCGCCGTAGGTGACAGACCCGACAAGGTCGAGCACCTCCGTTAACGTCGCATCTTCGGGGTCGCCCGTGCTGCCCGTGATGCGAGCCTTGATCGTGCTCGCATTCATATTTGCGAGCTTTGCGTTGCTTACTGCGTCGCTCGCAATGGTCGTCGAATTGCTATTCTGACTCGCGGTCACATCGCCCGTGAGCGCCGCCCGTTCTAGTGCAAACTGCCCTCCGGTCGCCAGATTGACGGTAATCGAAGTCGAGTTCTGAATTACGCGCTCCGCGGAGAGCGTGCCGTTTGCGCTTGCGACGAGATACTCGGCATCCGTAGGCGCTCCGCTGCCGCCCGTGTTCTGCACCCAGCCGGGGTTAGCCGCTACGCCGTTGGTCTGGAGGATGTAGCCTGCGGTCGCCGCCGGAAGCCTCGCCCAGCTGGTGGCCGATCGGTAGAGGATATCGCCCTGCGCCGCGCCGCTGATATCTAGCTGGTCAAGGGTTGGTCGCGCGTGAACGTGGTCAACGCGGGCCGCGGTGATCGAGACGCCAGCCGTGGCCGAGGCGCCGAGATCAGCAGGGGTGGTCGAGTCAAAAAGCTGCCGATTACGCCAGACCGTAGTCGAGGCGTTATAGGAGATGATATCGTTGTTGGCGACCGCGGTGATCGCGACATCGTGCAACTCCTCAAGCTCAATCCCGTTCTGTACGTCGACGAAAATAATCCCGCCCCCCGCGCCTGCCTTCTTTACCACGTAGCCCACGCGGACGCCGTGATTCGGCGCTACCGGCCGCACGTTGACCATCGCGCCCGGCGTCGTGGCCGAGAGCCAGAGCGTGTCGCCTTCGTTGTAAGAGTTGGTGTCGATTGCCCGCAGCAAACCCTGCGTGATGATGACGCCGCTCTCATTGTTTCCGATGGTCTGCGCGACGAGGCCCAGAGTCTGAGCAGAGTTTGCGTCGCTCGTTCCGAGCGCGAGTGCTGCTTTAAGTCGAGTGCCGCTGGTGCCGTTCGCGCGGACGACTTGGCCCTTGGTAAATGGCGAGCCGCTCTGATTGTAAACCTGAGCGTGTACGTCCATCCCGATCAGCGTACTTACCGAGGAATTAAAGCCCAGTTCGCCAGTCGTCTCGCTGGCGTTCCAGACGATTTTGGCCGTCGTGACTGAGACTGTGCTCGAGACGTTGAGCGCAAGGTAATCTACCTGCGTGATCGTGTTGATGGCGCCGAAGACCGAATCAACCGGGAAGTCAATTGGGTCGCTGCCGCCGGTCTGATGCGTCGAGGCGTGAGCGGTCGGCGTGCGCGAGTCGGACAAGCGCGCGTCGTTGGCCTGCACGGCCTTCAGCGCCGCGCTCTCGCCCGAGGTCGCAAACGTCACCACGCCAGAGGCCGTCGTCGTCGCGGCCTGCTTGATGTTGGCGAACGCTGCCGTCGTCGATGCAACGTCGGTCAGGTTATTGGCGCCGAGCATATCGCCGCCGCCGGGAATCGCTTCCCAGCTAGGCGTCGTGCCGTCGGTCTTGAGAAACTTTCCAGCGTTGCCCGCCTGCGAAGGCAGCGAGTCGCCGCCGCCTCCACCTCCACCGCCGCCTGCACCACGCGCCGCAATCACCGCCCATTTCGCGCCATCGCGTCCGACGTTCTTGCGGCCGGGAGTATCGTTCGTGTCCTCGAGCGCGAGGTAGGTGCTGCCATAGTACGAGAAAAGATCGCCGCGCTGCGCGACCATTCCCTCTTTCCATTGACCGCGATACGAGTCGATCAGCGTCGGCGCCGCGGCTAGTTCTTGCTTCGGAATCGCCGCGTTCACCGCGTGCTGAATCTCGATCACCAGACCGCGCTCGAGCTTCGTGATGCGCTCCTGCGCGGCCTCCGTCAGCGTGCCTAGGATGCGCGATTCGATCTGCTCCGCGGTCAGCCCGATTTGCTTCTCGGCCTCGGTGAACTGCGTTTGAGCAAGAGCGACGATCTCAGCGCGAACTGCTTCGAGCTTTGTCTGCGATTCGGCAAGGGCAGCATCCGACTTGATCTGAGCATCACTCAGCGCACCGAGAGTGCGCGATTCGAGATTTTGGTTATATTGCGTGCAGGCTTCCTTTACGAGATTAGGAATCGCTTCGACCATCCGCGTATCCAATTCGTTCCTAATCTCTGGCACCGTCTTGCCGATGCGCTCGAGCAGTTCGTCGAGCGTCTTGTCGTGCTCGACCAAAAGTTGCGCGAACTCCTCCGCGCGCTGGCCGAGTTGCTCGTTGCTAGAGATGATCGCGTCGAGAACGCTGTACATTGTCAGGTAGTGCGGAGGTTTTTGATCTTGGCCCGGCGCTCGGTGACGCCCTCAAAGAGCGCGGTCAGCTTGTTCTTAGCGTCAACCTTTTCGGCCAACATCTTACGCGCGTCGGAGAGCGTGACGATCACAGCAGGAGGAGGAGGAGGGGGCACCGGCTTTGGCTCAAATCCAATGCGCTTTAGCGTCTGCTCGATCTGAGCCTCGGTTTTAGTGTTCTGGCCCAGTTTCTCCCGCACCGCGGCAAGCTTCGTCGCCTTTTCGGCAAGCTTTTCGAGCGGCTTCTTGGCGCGATTGCGTCCGGCGTCGATCGCCTCGCGCACCGTCGCGGGTCGGCTCATCTCCTCGCGCTGCATTTGAGCGGCCTTTGCGCGCGCCCAGCTGGCGCCAGCATCACCGCCCCAGAGCGCCCACGCGATGCGACCCGCAGACGGGTATCCGTCTTCGCCGGGAGCAAACCCGGTTCCCTTTTTGTCTACCTCGTGCCTCGCAAAGTACGAGACCATCCGGCGCACCGTGTCGGGAGAAAGCGACTTCTTATTGCTGATGTCGCGAGCGCGAGCAACGCCTACGGCCGTGCCTCCGCGGTTGTGCTTGTCGCGCCACTCAAGTCCGCGGCGCGCCTCCTCGGCCATCGCATCCGTCGGGGTAAGGTCAATCGCGGCGAAGCGCGCGAGTTCAGAAGGCGTAGGCGGAAGATCTGGTTCCGCGTCCTCGGGCGGCGTCTCGCCCTTTCCACTCGTCGCGTTAACCGCTTCGACCGCGTCCTCTGTAACGACGGTGCCTAGCGCCGCGGCCATCGCGGGATTAGCGGGAAGCTGTTGCGTGACCATACGGATCGAGGTCTCGGGGATGCCGTACTTTTCCGCGAGCTCGCCCACATACGCGGCCTCCGCTGCGATCTGATCCAGACGGGTAAATGCGTCCGTTCCCTGCTCGGCCGCGATCTCTTGCAGCGACTTGGCGCCCTGCCGGTTCTCGTTCAGATTGGCCGCGGAGTCCCGGCCGACATCGATGGAGAGCTTAGGAGGAAAGCGCCACTCGCCGCGGGTCGCACGCTTCAGCGCCTGCACCGGAGTCTCTCCGTCCTGCGTCGTCGGCGATGGAATCTCGCCTCGGGCGATGGCGTCCAAAATAACCGCGTTCTTCACCGGATCGAGAACCTTGTCCACGAGGACGCCTTGATGCCGTGCGAACACTCGATCAGCCGCGGCGAACTCCGCGCGCACGCTTGGCCCCTTGTAATTCTGCGTGCCGAAAAGCACGCCCTGCGGAATGCCGACCGCAATAGAAAGCTCGTGCATCAGATGCTCGACGAAGCCAGTAAAGGCAGTCGAAGGCCGCGCGGGCATCGTCTCCACTCGGTCCGCTTGGCCGAGATACTTGATCATCCCGACCTCGCTCAGTTCGTTCTTTTGCTGCTGTCCGCTCGGCAGCGTGTTCGACGGCGACGGCGTGAAAAGGTTCCGAGAGTTTGCGGTGCCGCGGTCGGTAAAGACGAGCGCCGCCTGCTGCGACGCGAAGCGCACGCCCGCCTTCTCCGCTTGCAAGATTTCGTGCAGCATCCGCGCCGTCTGAATGGCCGCGTGGAAATCGGTCACTCCACGGTATTGATCGACGCGAAACGGATCGTAATAGTGCGCGAAGTTCGCGGCGGGCACGTCCTCAGCGCCGAAGTAAACGC